AGCCGGAGACGTTCACACGGGAGGAGGTAAGCGAGTGGCTTGAGCGCAAGTTAGTGGAGCAAGGCACTTTCTTCAAACAGGTAGTCAATAAGGAGGCTTCTCAAGTGTTGGAGGAGTTGATTGCGGAGATAGGGGGCAACAATGAGTAAGGAAGAGGGATACGCCAGAATTCACCGCCGCCTCTACAAGAACAAGGATCTAAGGACGTTTTGGGAGCAGTCAGCTTTTGTTTTTCTGTTCGCACAAGCGGAATGGAAGGATACGGAGATCACCATGAAATCAGGCGAAACGGTACTGGTTAAACGTGGTGATCTACTAACTTCTGAGCGTTGGTTAGCGAGTAAATTGGACGCCACAAGAAGGCAGATTAGAGGCCTTTTAGACCACCTAGAAGAGCGGACCATGGTGGTCCGCAAAAACGGACCAGCCGGAACCGTGCTAAGTATATGTAAATATGAAGAATATCAGGCTGACGCCGAAAAAGCGGACCACCCAAAATCAAAAAAGCGGACCAATACTAAAGAATATAAAAATAAACCCCCTATAGTCCCCCTTGGGGGGACGTTCAATTCAGGTTCTTTTGGTAGTGGTGACTGCATTGAAGAGCGAGTTCAAAAGGTAATCGAAAGCCTGGAGAAAAGACGCAAGGCGTCTGACTTCGAGAAAGTTGGTTACAAGGCAATCCCAAATCCAATGCCGGAGAAGATTTGTTCTTTGGACTGGAAAGAAGCTTGTGAAAAGAAAGTCGCTGATAAGCTGCTTTTCAAGGTTGCGGAATTCGAGGGAATTGAAGTTAGGAGATCAGCGTAATGGAAGCACAAACAGTATTGCCAGGGGCAGAAGCCCCACTGGCTGTTTTGGATCGTGAGCCGCCCCACAACTACGAAGTCGAAGCAGGATTGCTTGGCGCAGTTCTTGCGAACAACCAAGCCCTAGAAAAGGTTTCTGATTTCCTGGAGCCGGAGCATTTCGCAGAGCCAGCCCATGCCAGAATTTACGATGCAGTTTGCAGGTTAATCGAACGAGGCCAAGTCGCTGATTCAGTTCAACTTGCTCATGTGTTCAACGATGACGAAGGCTTGAAAGAAGTGGGTGGCTCTGCCTATCTAGCCGAGCTTCAATCCTCCATTGTTTCAATCATCAACGCCGCTGACTATGGGCGGACAATCTTCGACCTCTACAAGCGCCGTGAGCTTATCGAGTTAGCTGATGAAGTGGCGAACGGGGCCTATGATTGTTCGCCAGGAACATGGGCAGACCAGCAGATTGAAGAGGCAGAAGGGAAGTTGTTCAAACTTGCTGAACAAGGGGACGTTGGCAAGCAGGTCAAGAGCTTTGACAAGGTTCTGTCGCAGTCCCTAAAGAACGCCGAGGCGGCGTTAAAGCGAGATGGTTCAATGGTTGGGATATCGACGGGCCTGATTGACCTAGACAAGCTTCTAGGAGGCCTTGCCCCATCAGATCTGATCGTGCTTGCAGGCCGCCCTGGGATGGGCAAAACCGCACTGGCTACGAATATAGCCTTCAGTGCTGCACGAGACGGTGCGTCGGTTGCGTTCTTTTCTTTGGAGATGTCTTCAGACCAGCTGGCGACAAGAATGATGTCGGAGCGAGCAGAGATCCCATCAGAGAAAATCAGACGTGGCGAGATTTCAAACAAAGATTTCTCTAAGGTGGTCGCCGCAAGCAGGGACATGGAGAGCCTTCGTTACTTCATTGATGACACTCCAGCCTTGGCCGTTTCAAGCCTGAGAGCGAGAGCGAGACGCCTAAAGCGCCAACACGGCATTGATCTAATTGTTGTGGATTACATTCAGTTGATGCGCGGCGGAACAGGGCGGCGTTCTCAAGAGAATAGAGTCCAAGAGGTCACAGAAATCACCATGGGCCTGAAAGCCGTTGCAAAGGAGCTTAACGTTCCTGTCATAGCCCTATCTCAGTTATCGAGGCAAGTAGAGAACAGAGAAGATAAACGCCCCCAGCTGGCAGATTTGAGGGAGTCAGGGTCAATTGAGCAAGACGCTGACATAGTGATGTTTGCTTATCGGCCTGAATACTATGAAGGCAAAGCCGAGCCTGAGCAGAAATCAGGAGAGAGTGATTTTGATTTTCAATCACGCTATGAGGCGTGGCGGGTGAGGATGGACCACTGCCGTGGGATAGCAAAGGTTATCGTTGGCAAGTCGCGTCATGGGCCAACCGGAGAAGTCGAGTTAGCGTTCACCGGAGAATTCACAAGGTTCAGCAACAGCACAAGGAGACCGGCAGATGCATGATCATTTAATCCGGTCGCCTAGCCTTCACAAGACAACGGTTAACGATTGCATCGGCTTTATCGTCAAGTCTGCAATGTCAGTTCATGCTTGCAATCGGCAGCAAGCGATTAGGCATCTGTCCACGCTGATAGAAGTAGAAGCAGGGAGAGCAACACCTGACAGCGTTCAAGAATTCGCTCGTGAGGTTGAGATTTCGGAGAGAAACAAGCTTGCCAAAGGGGTAGGGACAGCGCCCGAAATAAGCAACGTTGTCAAACTAGAGCTAAAAGCAAGCTAAATAGGAGATAGAGAGATGATCACAGAATTATCAGACAAACAGTGGGAATTAATAGCAGCAAGGGAACAAGAGTATTTCGAAATTGGCACATGCTGTGAACCTGCGGATTTCGATACCGGTGACGAAGTTCTAAAATCCTTCTATAAAAGGCTAGGTAAACCGGAGCCAATGATTCTGCACTTCAGTTCGCCGTTAATGTGTGAGTTGGCTTGTGGCTTCATATTTGACAGCCAGCTTCGCGGCCAGCTTTACAGCCAGCTTTACAGCCAGCTTGACAGCCAGCTTTACAGCCAGCTTCGCAGCCAGCTTAGCAGCCAGCTTGACAGCCAGCTTGACGAATCGAATAAACGGTTTCTGCATAACCGTTGGGGTGGCCAGCAATGGTGCGCCACAGAAGCCTATTTTGGAGCTATGCCCCTAATAGGCGTCATCTTCGAAGAAGATGGTTTAGCTTTACTGCAAGAATGGGACAAGCTAGCGAGATCCGTTTGTTGGTGGGCGGCCTGGGACGGCTTGGCAATTGTTAGCGACCGCCCAAGAACGGTGCGTTTTGAAAATGGTCTTCTTCACTCAGAAAAGGGCAAGGCTGTAGAATTTTCCGATGGCTGGGGGGTATCCTCCTGGTTCGGGACCATCATCCCAGATCATTGGTTAGAAAGTGGTCTAGACCCGATGGAGGTCTTGAGGACGGAGAACGCGGAACAAAAAGCGGCAGGCTGTCAGATCATTGGATGGCCAACAATGCTATCTCACCTTGATCATAAGGTTATTGACAGTGAAGAAGACCCGCAAAAAGGAAGTCTAATAGAGCTTAGTTTGGAAGGACTGCCAGAGCCAGAGCTTTACCTAAAATTTAATTGCCCAAGAAACGGTGAGATGATGGAGGGTGTTAATAAACACGAACTGAGCGTAAAAACTGTAATGGCAGCTCACGCTTGGAAGCAGAATATCCCCTTAGAAATGTTTAACTATCCAACACAAAGGACGTAAAAATGATTGAAAATATCAAAGTAAAATACATCCATGCCCATGGTGAAGTTAATTTTTTCAAAATCACAGAAGGCGGCATCGACTTGAAAGACTATGTTGATCTGACAGAAGTGAACGAGAGCGGCGACTACATTGTCGGCCACTCCGAAAGTGGCCACCATCACCTTTTGGGGCGGGAAAGCGTGAAGGTGTTTAAGAAGAAAAGGCCAAGAAGCGAGGGAATGGAGATGCTTTACGCAGTTGTTGAAAAAGCAACGAATATAAAGCAGGACGCGGCAAACCCACACGGTTCACAAATAATCGAGCCAGGGCAATATCTCATCGGAATCTCACGAGAGTACGACCCGTTCGCACAGCAAGCCAGAAGAGTTGCCGACTAAAGTGAAGCCTAAGGTCAACTTGAGGGGTTAAGTTGACCTTAGGTAAAACACAACATCAAGATAGGAACAAAATGCCTAAACAAAGATACTCCCAAGAAGAAGCCACCTATTTAAAAAACTGCAAAGGAGAGTTGACTAAAGAACAGATGGCGGAAGAGCTAACCAAGCTAGGTTACAACAGAACACCAGATTCAGTTAAGTATTATTGCCAATCGCATAAAATAAAGATGCACGATGATCGCCCAGTATTCCTCAAGAAGCTAACGAAAGATCATGTAGAGTGGCTGAAAGAAGCAGCACCGGCACAATGCAGGGATGACTTATACAGGAATTTCAAGGGGGAGTTCTCCCTAGGAATGTCCCGCAATCGTTTCAACGATGATTGCAAGCTGCACAATATCCCACCGTTTGATAAGCAGATTTCAAACAGCAAGGTAGCAAGCCGCGCTTCTATTCCGTGGAAGCCGCGGCTCTCACGCGAGATAGAGGACCAATGGGCGGCGGCTATGTCCACGCAAGATCAACAGGAAGGCCTTGCGCAATAGCCGCTCCTTAAATGCCAAGTTCTCCAGCTTCGATATTCTGCTTCTCGATCACAACGAAGCTAACAGCGGACCGAAGGACCTCTGATTTGTGCTTGTCGCTTAAGGGGCGGTCAATCCAATACATCTCATAAACGATCTTCAAATTCGTTGCATGTTATGTTATAACGTAACGCATGAGCAAAGCTAAATCCTCCGCCTCGATCATCAATGAGATAACACCTCCTTTGAGGGAGAAGAGCGGCAAACGGCAAAGGAAATCTAAACGCCAGCAAAGAGAAGCCATTTTCGATGACCCGATCTTCGCCAAGAGAGCAAAGCAGGTCGGCAGAAACAACGCTTTAGATCCAAGGGCAAGCACCTACATAGGCAGATTGTTTCTCTCCGAAACTATCACTGAAGAGCAATATGGGGCCGCCGAGCGACTGGCGTACCTATGCGAGAGAGTTAAGAGCTGTGACGTTGCAACAAGGGTCAAGACTGCAAGCTATGGCGGCCAAGAGCAAGCAGGGCCATCATTAAGCCTAGAAGATATGGAAGCCAACTGCATAAGAGACACAGGCCGGTATAAAGAAGCGCGAGATCTCTTAGGCGGCGCACAAGGTCTTATGTGGCCACTAACAATGCAAGTTTGTGCAGGGCATAAAGAACTTCACGAATTCCAGACTGATGGGCGTGACGTGCATAAGCTAAGTATTAAACCAGAGAAGGCGCTAGAGCTGTTCCGGTCATCATTGGATAGCTTGTGTGAATACTGGAATACCGCAAAAGCAAAGCCACGCGGGGGGCAGGGGGCAAGGATTGGAGAGTGGGAGTTTGATAAGCAGTCATCCTCTACAATTATCGTTCACAGCCGTAAGTCAACAAGTGTTGACATAGCGCAAGAAACGCGGTAATGTCCGAGACATAGGATTAGCAAAGCTATCCGCGATTACACACCCTTGTTGTTCATTCAGCGGGGGTTTTTGCTTTTAGAGGCAACGACAAGCCATGTTGAACCAGTACGTCAATACTGAATACGGTGTTGGTCGGGTGACTAATCTGATTGATTGCACAGGTGACGAGACTGAAGAGACTTCAGAGGCCGTTACTCTTGTGGCGCGCTTGGAGAGCGGGAAGTGGTTCACGGGCTTCCTGGAAGAAGTTCGCTTAATAACAGTTCAATAGGTAGATAAGACAAATGGCATACGCCAAATATTATCAGCACAGCGGCGCTGCAATGGATCAGACCGGGCAACCGACATTAACAGCGCAAGAACCTTATGCGTCCAGACATGTAGAGATGACTGACATCGCCACTGCGCAAACAAGTGTAGAGCTGGCGAGTTCAGTTGTTGCTATTCAATCGGACGCAGCGTTTTACATCAGGTTTACGAACGTGAGGAAGGGTGACGCTGTGCAAGTTGTCAGCACTGATGATCCTTACTACACGCAAGACACGCTTCATCTGTTCGCCGGTGTTTCGGGTATGCAATTCTCAATTATCGCTAAGTCATAAGAACATGCCAGCTCCTAAAGGGAACGACTACGCCTCTTCTTATGATGAGGGTAAGCACCCCGACCAAATTAGAAAGATGTGTGAGCGCGGCTTGACGAACGACGAGATAGCTGATGTGTTGGATGTCGATAGGTCCACTCTCTACAGATGGGCTGCTAATCACCAGAAAGTTTGCGACTCCCTAAAAGTGGGCAAGGCAGTTAGCGACAACAGAGTTGAACGATCTCTTTATGAAAGGGCTATGGGATACACCCATGAAGAGGACAAGATATTCCAGCACAATGGCGAAGCGGTCGTTGTCCCAACGGTTAAGCACTACCCCCCAGACACAACGGCGGCGATCTTCTGGCTAAAGAACCGTAGGCCAGAACAGTGGCGTGACAAGCAAGAGATTGAACACACCGGTGATGGTCTTGCAGAGGCTATGATGGCAGCACAGCAGAGACTGAATGGCAAGTCTGACTGACGCGGACCTAGAACTGGTCGCTAAACTTCAAGAGTTCCGCTTTGACCCGCTAAACTTCGTTCGTTACGCCTACCATTGGGGTGACGGTGACTTAGCCAGTCAAGAGGGGCCTGACGAATGGCAGTCTGATCTTTTGCGGACTATAGGCGAAAAAATGGAAGCTTCATCCAGTAATGCGGGTGAGGCGGTTCGTATCGCGGTCTCTTCAGGGCATGGCTCCGGTAAGTCTGCCGTGTCTGCGTGGATAAATCAATGGTTCATAGCTACGAGGCCGAATTGTGCGGGTGTTGTTACTGCAAACACTAAAACGCAGTTAGAGACTAAGACGTGGCGCGAGATGTCGGTTTGGCACAAGCGTTTGATATGTGGCCATTGGTTCGATTGGACAGCAACTAAATTTGCTGCTCAGGAGTCCCCTGAAACTTGGGGCGTTTCTGCAATTCCTTGGTCAAAAGAACGGCCAGAAGCATTTGCGGGTCTTCACGCTAAAGACGTTATAATGACGTACGATGAGGCATCAGCCATTGATGACTCTATCTGGGATGTCTCAGAGGGCGGCTTGACCACTGATTCGGTTCTTTGGTTAGCATTTGGAAACCCAACGCGGAACACAGGCCGGTTTCACGCTTGCTTTAACAAATATCGGGCGCTTTGGAACGGCTTCAAGGTTGATACCCGTAAAGCGAAGATGGCCAATAGTGCGCAAATTGCACAGTGGCTCAAGACTTACGGTGAAGACAGCGACTTCTTTAAGATCCGCGTAAGGGGAGAGTTCCCTAGGTCGGGGTCTAATCAGTTCATTACACAAGAACTGGTAGATGCGGCGGTTGAGCGTGATGCCGAGCCTGATGGTGGTGCATTGGTTGTTGGCATTGATGTTGCCCGTGAAGGCCTAGACCATAGCTGTATCGTCGTCAGGCGCGGCAACAAAGTCGAACACATTGAGAGGCACCACGGGCTTGATGGTCCGCAATTGGCCAATGTGGTTGCGGCAATCGTAAACAGGATTAAGCCTGATGCGATCTTTATCGATAAGATCGGGGTCGGGGCTTCGCCTTATGACCATCTTCGGCTGATGGGCTTTGATGTCATTGGGGTTGTTAGCAGTAACAATGCGACTGATGAGCAGACTTATTTCAACCTCAGAACCGAGTTAGCAGGCAAGACGAGAGATTGGCTAGAGACGGGCTCTATTCCAGACGACCGCCAGTTAATCGACGATCTGACAAGGCTTGAATATGGCTTTGATGGAAAAGGGCGCTTTCAGCTGGTGTCGAAAAAAGACACAGCTGGCCCTTCGCCAGATACATATGACGCGCTCGCTATGACATTTGCGCGACCAGTGGCGAATGCTTTGGCTAGCGCAATGATCGCACACCACAGACAAGTTAAACGGCCTTCACGGCAAAACATCGGAACAACAAGGCGATAACATGGGCGATTTTAAGAAACTGATGGGTGTCCAGGAGATAAAAGAGATAGCTCCACGGATTGAAATGCCTGACTTGTCAGATCAGGCAGCAAGGGAAGCAGAAGAAGAGCGACTAAGGCAAGCTGCTTTAGGCGGTCGGAGTTCAACAGACCTCCGCGAAGCGGGCGTTAAATTCACAAAAACAAGGCTTGGGTAGTGGACGATAACGGCAAAGCTCTTTGTAAGGCAGGCGACACGCTCTTTGAGCAAAAAACGCATGTCTTGCACTTATGGGAAGAGCTTGCCCAAAACTTCTATCCAACAGGTGGTGGCTTTACGACTGAGTTCCAGTGGGGCAGAGATTACGCGGCGAACTTATTTGATTCCTATCCTCTGCTTATCGCCAGGGAGCTATCAAACACGGTTGGCGCTGTCACTAGGCCCATGGGGCGATTGTGGTTCGGGTCCGGTGTCAACAGAGATGTCACACCGTCTGAGGCTGACGCGTTAAGCGTGATGACAGAGATCCATTATGACGTTCAAAATGATCGGTCCACAGGAATTGAGCGCGTAAAGCGTCAAACCGATGCTGACATAGCCGTGTTTGGCAATTGTGCGACATACACAAGGCCCTCACCTGATAGAAGTCACCCAATATCTATAGCGTGCCATTTGAGGGATATCGCTTGGCAAGATGGAATGAACGGTGAAGCCGACCGCGTGCATTATAAAATGCATATGGATGCCGTGTCTGCCTTTAAGTTCTTTGGCAAAGATGCAAAGCTTCACCACGACATCAAAGAAGCAGCAGACAAGCACAAAGACACTAAATTCGAATTCCGTCACGTAATGATGCCAGTTGAGGATTACGAATACTACAAGAAGCCCCCTAAAAAGGGCGCTTATGTTTCTGTTTTCTACGACGTAAAACACAAAATGATCGTTGCTGAGCAATCGGCAGACTTCTTAAGGTACTCTATCGGTCGTTGGAACCGTGTAGCTGGCAGTCAATACGGCTATTCGCCTGCCTCTTTGATAGCGTTACCTGATGCTAGAACACTCCAACAGATCGGTTATATACTGCTTACGGCAGGTGAGCGGGTTGTTGACCCTCCGATGGTCGCAACCGATCAGGCTACCAAGTCAGGAATCGACCTGCTGCCAGGTGGGATTACCTACATTGATAGAGATTACGATGAGCGAACAGGGAACCCAATCCGGCCCATAGAAATGGGCAAGGGTTTGCCGTACGGCTTTGAAATCAAAGCTGATGCGCGCTCAATGCTCACAGAGGCTTTCTTTCTGAACAAGCTTAAGCTGCCAGATGGCACAGCCAAGACGGCCTATGAGACACAAGAGTTGGTTCAAGAGTACATGCGATCAAGTGCGCCTGTCTTTGAACCTCTGCAAGTGGACTACAACGCTCGTATGCTGGAGACCGAGTTCAACACTCTTGTAGAGCTAGACACGTTCGGCGACATTCTCCCACCGTCATTGGGCGGGGAAGAGGTCAAGTTCACATTCTCCAATGAATTGCAGGACAGCTTGTCCCGCTCTGAGGCCACGAGATTTAGCGACCTAAGCCAACTGCTGGCTACTTCTATACAGCTTGATCAATCATTGCCAAGCCAAGTTGAAGTCGTGAAAGGTTTCAGAGAGGCGGTTAAGTCAATCGGAGCCGAGAAGTGGCTTGTTGAGGAAGACCAAGTTCAACAGCCACAGATACCACCTGAAATGATGCAGGCGTTAGCACAAGGAGCCGATGAACTTGCAGCATAAACCTTATGCACCCGTGCAGACTGTTGAGAAGCCCGGTGCCTTCGAACTAGCGCACGTTCTGCACAACGACATTCAGGCAGTTGCACGCGGCGAAGCATCAAAGGACGCACAACAGCGCGCCATGAAGGCGATTATAGAGGTTGTGTGCAGAACCTACGATATGAGCTACTTCCCAGAATCAGACAGGGATACTGCTTTTGCTGAAGGCCGACGCTTTGTAGGCAATCAGCTCCTAAGAATCATCAAAACCAACTTGCCCGTGAAAGGATAACAAGTGCCCGAAGAGATCCAACAAGCTGCTGAAGCGGCCCCAGAAGTACAACCAGCGCCAGAAGCGGCACCCGCTGAATTCAGTTGGCCTGACGATTGGGCCGCACGTCTAGCAGGAGACGACGACAAGGAGCATAAGCACCTTATCGGGAAGGGCTGGAAGGACCCTTCAGACGTTTTCCGTGGCTACAGAGAGCTTGAGAAAAAGTTATCAAGCGGCGACTTCGTTGCAAAGCTGCCAGAAAACCCAACCGACGAGCAGTTATCAAACTGGCGTGCCAAGCAGGGAATCCCCAACGAACCGTCTGAATACATGGAAATGGGCGAAGACGTTCCAGAAGAAACAAAAGCAATGCTTGGGCAATTCTTCGATACGATGCATGGAGTCAATGCAACGCCTGACGTTGTTAAAGCGGCAATGGAATTTGTCGATAATTTTGGCGAAGGCCTGAAGGATCAAAAAATCCAAGCGGTTGCAGCCGCAGCGGAAAAAGCAAAGTATCAGCTAGTCGAAGAGTTTGGCGCTGATCGGTTTGAGCCAATGAAAGGGGCGATCACTAAGCTTGTCCAAGAACACGCGGGGCCAAGAGTAGAAGGCGAAATGCATCCTGTACTTGACCTGCAGCTTGCAGATGGGACGGTGTTAGGGGATAGCCCTGAATTCTTCCGAATGCTAGCGCCTTTGGCTCAAGAGAGATATGGGGACGAGCTGCATATTGCGTCTAATCCTGGCGTAATAACCTCGGCCAAAGAAGAGTACGACAAGCTAATGAGCCTGCAAGAAAAAGACCCAAAAAAATATACATCAGAAGAGGTCCAGAAGCGGATCAAGGAAATCACTCCACTAGCCTTCAAGGGCGCAGCATAAAGTCGACCCGATATTACAGGATCGCAGGAGGGGAGTTTTCAGCTCCCCTTTTTCTTTTAGACAATTTACCGGCGCGTAAACCTTACGAGGACCGCGCAACCATTCAAATTAGTCAACAAAATCAGCCTTCTAGAGACCCCTTTCGAGGGAAAAGCGAAGGAAAGGCACTTATCTTTCAATTCAATAGAGGAATAGAAAAGTGTCAGCACACTATCTTACTCATTACCGCCAGGAGTTTGTGAACGCATTCTCTAACTCAGGCGGACTATTCGACGGCACATACGTCGACGAAGCGGAAATCAACGGCAATACGGCTAAGTTCCTTGTGGCAGGCGCTCCGCCTGAGATGGTAACCCGACAGGGTAACGGCCTAATCCCATCTGTTAATCCATCAGACACACAACCTACGATCACTCTGGAGGAAAAGCACTACAAAGAGACTAAGAAGTCTTTTGATATCGTTAATGGTCAGGCTGACCAAAGAATGATTATGCAAAATCGAGCGGCCAAGGCTGTTCGGCGTGAAGGTGACTCAGTTATTCGAGACACGCTTACGGGCGCAACCAACCAGTTCAATGGAGGCACGGCGCTTACGGCTGTCGTGCTCGGCGATGTCACTAAAATCCTCGCAGAACTGTATAACAATGAAATCGACGATGACGGCAATATTTATTGCGCTTGGTCGCCTAAAGTTTGGGCGCAGCTTCAGCAGATCCCGGCTTTTACAAGCTCGGAATATGTGAGAGACGGCGTTCTTGAGGGGCCGCAGCAGGAGAGGCGGCGCTGGATGAATGCGGTTCACTTCATGGACGTGCGCGCAGCAGGCAAAGACACGGCTGCTTGTAAAAATTACATCTGGCATCGTGACTCTCTTGGCTATGCGAACAACCTTCTTCCTGGCGAAGACGGTTATGCGGCTGGCTTCAATAGCGAGGACGCCTACAGCTACGTTCGTGGCTCTGTGCATCACGGGGCTTCAATTCTGCAACAAGCGGGCATTCTCGAAGTCCTCTTTGACGAATCTTAAGGAGTTACCATCATGGCATATGATGCAACAAAACTAACGCTTATGGCGAACGGTCAGGCGGCAGGAGCCCCACGTTTGTGGTTCCTTGATACCGTCGACACAGGGGCGACGGTCAACACGGATGCCTATATCTCAGACGGCGCAAGCCGTGGAATGGGTGTTGGTGATCTAGTGATGTGCGTCCATCGGACCTCTTCTTCCAACAGCCTGCCCGCAGACTTCCGGCAATACATCGTGCTGTCAGTGGGCGCGACATCCGTCGATTTATCTGACGGTTCACAAATTGGCGTCGGTGACGCGGATTAATCTTGGCGAGAGGGGGGACGCCCCCTCTTTCCTTTAAGGAATGCATAATGACTTATTACGGACCAAAGAAGCTTTCCCCAAATACAACGCGCAACTTCACTGTTGAGGTTGAGGGCAACGTTGACCAGGCGTCACTGGTTGACCCTCGATTTTGGCGAAACGTTCAACAATCTTTGAGCGTGGGTGACTTGGTGGAAGTCCGCACTAAAGATGATTCAGCAGACGCACTTATTCGAGTGGTTGAAAATGGGCAATCCGGCGTTATCGTTCGCGTGTTGCGTGCGTACTTCAACACGTTTGACGACCTCGCCGAAGGGCTTGAGGTTAAGTGGACAGGCCCTAACACAAAGTGGGCAATTCTGCTGGGTGGCGAGAGAATGGCCGACAACATAACAGACAAAGCGGTGGCTTATGCAATGGCACATGAGCTGATGCAGCCGACCGAAGGTGCCGTCAACTGATGGCCAAGCAGACGCTGTTTCCTACCAAGAAGAATGGGTAGAGTTGCGTTATGGCGAAGCTTGATATTTACAACGACACTTTAAACCTTTTAGGTTTCTCGCCCCTTGCGTTGATAACAGACGACGTTGAACCACGCTATTCAATGGATGCTGTCTTTGAAAGCTCCGTTAAGCGGCTCTATGAAGAGCACGATTGGAACTTTGCCACTAAGACAGAGATCTTAAGCAAGAACGCTGTTTATTCAGAAGGAGGCGCAAGCGAGCATCCTTTCTGGAAGTACGGCTTCGATAAGCCTTCTGGCTGGGTAAAAACGATCAAAGTAGGGCGGCTAGGTTGTGAATCCAAATATTTAGATCAGGGCGGCAAGCTCTATGGTAACGAAGAGACGCTATATCTAATTTACGTCAACTTACCGACAATCGACGACGCGCTAACCGCCACTTGGCCGGAATATTTTAAATCGGCACTTTCCTATTTGATGGCGTGGAAATCGGCTAACAGGTTGAATTCATCTTTGTCAACCGCTCAGAACTTCCGCGTGGGATACATCAAAGAGCTAAAAGAAGCACAGAGCGAAGACAGCGCAAACAGTGACGTGATTCGGCCTCGCTTAACTTCTTTGGTTGCCGCTCGTTCTGGTGGTCGCATGGGGCGTATAAACCGCGAAAATGGCTAAAGTTAACGCTCCTCTACTCGGCTTTACCGCAGGCGTGATTTCGGAGAAGGGACTAGCGCGCATTGATCTTGACAAGATGCGTCTCGCTCTCTCCGAAAGCACTAACTTCTTGGCTACAACGCTTGGCCCTCAAAAGATGCGACCGGGTCTTGAGTACGTGTCAGAAGCGAACTTAAGCAGTGCTGCCGGCTCAACGTCAACAGTGAAGATAATCCCCTTCGCGGTTGATAGAACAACGAAGTATTTGGTTGAGCTAACCGACCAAAAAGCACGCTTTCTTGAAGAAGGTGTACCTATCCAGAGAAACGGCGCTACCTTTACAATCGCTGATGGGGATTTTGGCTCTATATCTGGCTGGACAACCTTTGTTGATGCGGATGGCACGGCAACGGTGTCCGGTAACATCTTGCGCCTGACGGCCTCCCATAATGGCAGGGCAGGGGTTAGGCAGCAAGTCACATTGACCGACAGTGGTGATGAACACGGCATTACAGTTGATGTTCGTCGTGGTCCTGTTTACCTCAAGGTAGGTACAGCCGCCGGTGCAGATGATATCAAGAGAACCATTGCTCTTAATACTGGCGTGCATTCTATCGGCTTTACTCCCACAACTGACTTTTGGGTTGAGCTTTATTCAACAGACCCTAAAGTCCAAAGGCAGGTTAATAGCGTAACAGTTGAAACAGCGGGGCCTATTGTTGTTGACGCGCCTTACATTCAGGCCGATTTATTTGAAATAAACTGGACGCAATCAATCAGCGTTCTCTATCTTGCGCACGGCTCATACGCCCCTCACAAAATCACCTCTTCTTCCGGCAATAGCTTTGGTGTAGAGCTGTTCGACTTGAGGGACGGTCCTTTTCTTAATCCCGGGTCAAATTATGTGACCATAAACACGGGGAACACGGTTGGCAACTCGACGCTTACGGCATCTGAGAGCATATTTGCCGACGGGCATTTAGGCTCATTGTGGCGATTGACACATGACAGAAAAGCGACATCGTACACCTTCACAAGTGATAACCAGTCCACAGGCTACATTAAAGTAACGGGAAGAGGCACAGCAAGAGATCTTCGCGTTTCTCTGACCTCCTCAGATTGGACAGGAACGACGGTTCATCTAAAGCGGGCGTTTGGCGTTCCAACTGGGTTTTCAACTTGGAAGTCGTTCACCGCCAATGAAGGTGGTTTGCACAACGACGCTTTTACCGAAGAGACGGTTTATTACCGTCTTGAAATCGATGATAGCGGCTATGGTTCTGCGATTGTAACTGCAAAGCTGGAGTATGACGGAGCGGAGCAATCAGGCGTTGCCCGTGTTGTCGAGGTTGGAAGCGGTACTTCCGTTACAGTAGACATTATTAGTCAATTTGGGCATTCAATAGAGACTTCGATTTGGCAGGAGTCTGCTTGGTCTGACTATCGAGGTTGGCCGGTTGCGGTGACCTTTCACGACGGTCGGCTTATGTGGGTTAAAGGGTCTCAGGTTTGGGCTTCAGAGACAGACAACTTCTCTTCATATGACGTGACTAAAGCAGGAGATTCCGCTCCGTTTAACCGATCTTTCGGTTCCGGCTCTGCACAAGATGCTGTTTGGATCATGTCGCTCCAAAGGTTGGTAATTGGGACAACCGGAGGGGTTTATTCCGTTCGTTCGTCCTCTAGAGACGACCCCTTGACTGCTAATGACTTCACTGCACGCCTCGTCTCAACTGAGACGTGCGCCTCAATCCCGCCTGTAAGAATTGGGAATTTCGGCTTCTTTGCGCAAGAAGGCGGTAGAAAGTTGCTTTCTGTTAGCTACAGCTTTGAAGCAAACGACTTTACAGCGACCGACCTATCAGAACTTAATCCAGACATTCTAAAGAGCGGCATTAAATCAATGGCCGTTCAACACCAGCCAGATATCAGAATTCATTGTGTATTGAGTAACGGTAAAGTGGCGGTTCTGAACTTCAAGAAAGACCAGTCTATCCAAGGATGGACAGAGATAAACACGACGGCGCTAGACGTAACCAAGACCGATCTGATTGAAGATGTTGCTATCCTACCGGAGGGAGACAACGATCAAATACACTACCAGACAAACAGAGAGATCAATTCAGTAGAGCGCCGATATACTGAGAGAATGGCGAAAGAGACAGAAGCCGAAGGTGGCGACAGCAACCGAATAATGGATTGTTTCATCTATCAGAATCTCGGAAGTGCTCAAACAAATGTGACAGGTCTTACCCACTTAGCGGGGCGTGAGGTGATTGCCTGGGCGGATGGGGCGGCCAGTCTGACGATTGGATCAGAGGACCGGGTTGAGAGCAACCAAATTCAAATACCGGCAGCCTCCCAGCTGGTAGCTGTAGGCCTGCCTTACAAAGCGCGAATGGTTACACCGAAGCTGACCTATGGCGCGGAGATGGGGACGGCTTTAGCGCAGCGTAAGCGGGTTCCGAAGCTTGGTATGATTCTATCATATGTGATTCTAGAGGGCATTAGAATTGGCGCTAGAAAAATGATTGGTCAAGTAATGGCTGACGGCGATTTAAGGAAAGCAGCCACAACGATTGGCGGAAAAGCTGTTGCGGATAACACTTTATTTGAAAATCTAGACTATGATGCCTTTTCTCTCGACAGCGATTTCGACACTGATTGTAGGGTTGTGGTTGAATGCTCCGCTCCTTATCCCGCCACAATACAAGCGCTCATTCCTCAGATTGTGACAAATGATCGAGGTTAGCACTCTTACAATGGATGATATCAGGCAGGTCATTGAAGACCCAAGACTAGAGGGCCAGACGTTTTACGGTGTGAAGGTTTCACGCGATGGCAGCCCGGTCGCCTTGGGTGCCGTGTTTGGCATGCCTGAGTTTGACTGGCTGGTTTTCGAAAGACTGGGTGACGTTCCGCCTGTCACGATTGTGCGACAGGCAAAGAAGCTAATTCAGAGGCACGAGGGCAATAAACCCTTAGTTTCTGATTGCGATATGGCAATAGAGGGTGCGGATAAGCTGTTGAAACACTTAAACTTTCGTCCTTTCGAGGGCAGTTACTGGATTCATGGAGGCTCTCAATGAGTGGGCTTGAAGCGTTTGTTGCCGCGCAGGGAATGAAGATGCTAGGCAACTTGGTTCAGGGGCAAACTCAAGGCAAGAACCTTGACCGACGCGCCAAGGAGCTAAAGGCACAGGCTGGGATTGAAGCGGCTCTGGCTCAAAAGAAGGCAGAGGAGATTTTCAATCGCGGCAAAGAGTTAAGGTCAAAGCAGATTGCTCGCGCTCAAGGTGGATCAACTGACACTTCAGTATTGGCGACAATTGGGCGAACTGCACAAAAGAGCCAACGAGATGCTTTGAATGAGGTCTACAGCGGTGAGCTTTCAAGGTCCGGCTTGCTCAATCAGGCACAGGTTGCGGAAGCGAGCGCGGATCAAGCGCGGTTCGGGTCTATCATTGGCGCGACTTCGAGCGTTCTTGATGGTTACAGTTCTGCTTACGACAGGTATTCCCGCAATAAGCGTTCTGGTGTTAGGGGGTCTAGTTACCTTCATGGCTAAAATCCCAGAATACAACGGTTTCAATTCAGCTATCAATCGGTCACGTTTAAGCGGGAACGTTCAGTCAAGCGTTGGTCAGGCGCTTGTTGGATTGGGTGGCGCTGTTAGCCGACTTGATGGCGTGCTTGAAGCTGATAAACAAAGAGATCAGGCGAAGCTTGAGAAAAGCTTAGAGTTTGGTTTTGAAAAGCAACTATTAGATTTCCGTGCAGGCCAAGACGAGGCTTTGCAAAATGAGTTTAAAGAGGTTGAGCCAGGGGCGATAGGTTTTTCTGACAAGAGATTAGAGGCCTACAGAACCGAAGCTGAAAGCTTATACAAAAGAGCGCCGGAGCATTTGAAGGAACGGGCGGCATTGGTCCTTCAACAGGACACAAAGAAGCACGAGTTTAAAGCTCGCGGCCTACAAACACAGGAAAGCGAAAGATACAGTCGCTCTGTGCTTGATCAGTCAGTTGAAAAGCTAATGTCCGAGGTTTATGCGGATCCTGATAGCATTGGGGCTGCAATAGCAGACGGCCAACGCTTGATCGAAACATCTGACCTGTCGAACATAGAAAAAGACGAGCGCCGTAAGGCCTTAGAGCAAAAAGCCGTAACCACGCTAGCAGAGCGCCAGCTAGAAGACGATCCCGAGGGGCTGATTAGTAGCCTGTCTTTGCCGGAAAGCGGCACATATACGGCAGATAATTTCCATTCTCGGCATTATGAGTGGACGGATTTCAGAAACGAGCGCTTCAAAGAAGCTGAAATGCCTGCTCGCGTTGTTAAAGCACTTGACCAAGTGACCGATGAATTCGGCAAGAAGCTTAGAATAACGTCTGGATACAGGTCTAAGAAGCATAACGACCAGGTGTCGTTTTCCAAAGACAGTCGCCATTCACACGGGGACGCTATAGATATTGACCTTAACGGTCTGCCTGACAACGAGAAGGCTAGGGCTGTGTCCTTGTTTGTTAAGCATGGCGCTGTTGGTGTGGGCCATTATCCAGATGGCTCTGTGCATATAGACTTCCGCCAGGAAGAAGGCAAAGGGCCAGGCGGGCTGGCTCTCTGGTACGGTAAGAACAAAGCTTATACCTCTGGTAAGAAATGGTTCAAAACAGGCATCGAAGTTGGCCTTGATAATAGGACGAGCGTTGCAGCCGTAGGGGACAGCCGCTATTCGTCTTTGGGGCTTGGGCCCAGGCTTAAGCTTAAGGACCGTGCCTCAGCAAAAATAGCCCAACGCGACAGGCTTTATCGTGACGCTTTAAACAAGCAAAGCTTGGCCGCTTCACAGATAGCGCTTATCGCCCTTGAGCTGGGCGAAGAGCCGCCTGAAGGCGTGTCGGAAAGGGTAGTAAATCCAGAACACCAGCTTGAAATTATTAGGAGGAGAAAGACGCTAGCCAAAGAACAGCGGGCGTCTTTTGAGGACCGGTCGGACGCTGAAACCCAAGATGTAGTAGACGATCTAGAGTTAAAGATAACCCTCGGTGAGATAACAACGAAAGAAGAAATCTTAGGGTACAATATCCCTAGTAAGCCGCAAAGGCTTTTAATAGAGGCGCTAGAGGACAGGCAGGGGGATTTTTCGGCCAGAGCGTTAGAGCAGCAAAAGCTATTGGCGCGGCGCGGCATTGATCTGGACATAGAAGAAGCGTCCAGAGACATGACAGCCGAGGACACTAATAAATTGCTGACATTCTTGGAAAACGAGGGCAAGACAAGCGCCGTTAGTGACGATAAGTTTTATACAGATCTGGTCTTGCAAGCGGCTACAGACCCAGATTCTTTCTCTCAATTGAATCCTTTGGATTGGCGGGAGAAACTAGACAAGAAAGATTTTAGGGAAATGCTCAAAACGCAGGCATCTATCCTAAAAGGAGAGGGAGGGCAAACAGATATCCCAGATGTAAGCAAGCTCCGATCTGCTGCCCAGACTGCAATCGCAGCTGCTGGCTTAGACAAAGCGCAAGAGGCAAAGGTAGAGCGAAAGTTAGTTGAATGGGCAGGCCTTAACCCAGAAGCGGCGAACAACCCCGTAGAGCTACAAAAGCAAGTCGATCTTATGTTAACTGAAGTTAGCTTGAATCCTTACGGTTTTTGGATGGGCGATATAGAGGGGCGAGGCTTTGACTTCACTTTTGGAGGCGAAAAAACAAAGGAGCTTACCAGCCTTGACGCACAGGAGTTACTTGGCGGCGAACTGGAATTCAACGGACGGATTGTCCCGGAAGACGATATAAGGGAATTCATAGCGTCTTATTATGCTTCGTTCGGCTTTGAACCCTCAGTTGATGTAATCTTGCGAGGGCTTCTAGAGTCAGGAGTTTATAGATAATGGGTAAGTTCGACGAGTATATCAACGGCCTCCCAAATCCGAACAAGCCTAATCTTTCGGACCCTGGCACGAATCCTGATAGTCTCGCGGGTGACTTGGAATTAAGTGCTGCTTTCGCCTTGCCCCCCTCTGTTGTGGCCCTGGATAGAGATAACTACAGGGCGCAATTCGACAAAAGGAAAGCAGAAGCTGAATTAACAGATGCCCCAAAGACTTCCGCATGGCTTTCAAGGGACAAGAGTAACGCAAGCCTCGCTAGAGACGACATTCAGAATTTAACATGGTTCGAGAAGAACACGGGCCCAGTTGGGCGCGCTCTTGGCCGTGGTGCTAGGCGTGCCTCTGCCGTTCCTGCGGATGCGGAGTCCATGCTTCGAACGCAACAGGCCCTTGATGTAGGCAAGACACTTCAAGATCTATACAAGGAAGAACTCGACAAGGTGGGCGGCTCTACCGCTTTGCCTATGCTGCAAATGAATGCCTTTGATGTGGCTAATGTCCGCTACAAAAATATTGAGAAGGCAACAGAAGAGGACAGGGACAAGTTCGCCCAAAGAGCAGCCGAGAGAGTGGCCGACGTGGACCGCATTCTCACCAAGGCCTCTAAAATACCAATGTCGGAAATTGCTAAGACGTTCGCAGATTACGGGCTAGCGTCGGCTGACAACACGATAGCAAGTACGCTTAATGCTTTCTTAAGAGACCCTATTGGCGGTTTTGCTTTCGTTGCTGAAACAGGCGTTGAAACTGTACCAGTTCTTGCGGCAAGCGTCGCAGCCACGGCAGCTACAAGAAACCCTGGGGTCGGTGCTGTCGTGTTTGGCGGCAGCAGCGCTGCAATAGAGCAAGCTACTTCAGCAAATGAATTTCTAAAAGAGAAAGGCATAGACCTTTCAACGCCAGAAGCTGCCGCAAAAGCTTTACAAGATACAGAGCTAATGCAAGAGGCGCGAAAGCGTGGGGTTATTCGTGGCGTCACAATTGGATTAGTGGATGCTGTTAGTGGAGGCATTGCAGGAAAGCAATTGTCGTCCTCTCCGTTGGGTGAAGTTGTTTTGCAGGGCTTAGTACAGGCTATCAGCGGCTCAGGCGGTGAGGCGGCGGCACAAGTGCTTTCTGGTCAGGAGATTAACTACCAGGAAATTGTCATAGAGGGCCTAGCAGAGCTTTCCACAGCGCCCATTGAAGTTGGTGGCGTGGGTGGCCGAGCCTTCCTGAAGAGGCTTGAGGCCTCGGGAAAATCAGGAGAAAGCGCCAAGAAAATGGGCGCTATCGATAAGCAGGCTAAGAATTCGAAACTGAAAGCCCGCCACCCAGAAAAGTTTAAGGAGGCTCTTGACGCTTCTGGCTTAGCAGATGAAACATTATTTGTCCCAGCTGAGGCCGCGAATGAATACTTTCAAAGCCTAGGTTTGGAACTAAACGAAGACGTTCTAGGCGATTGGGGCGTTGATGTTGCTGACTACGAGGAAGCGCTTTCCGTTGGTGGAACTATAGCGGTTCCGGCGACTAACTACGCGTCAAACATCAGCGGCACTGACTTGCAGGGCTGGTTTAAAGACAACGCTGTATTTGATCTAGACGAAATGCCACTGAATGAGGCGACGGAATTTAACGACACAGCGGCAAGGGTTTTAGAGGAAATCCTAGTTGAGGCCGAAAACGATAGAAAGGCCAGCCAGTCCACCAAAGACAGTGAACAGCAAATTTACGATGATATTTATTCGCAATTGAGAAGTGCTGGCCAGTCTGTTGATGTGGCTGAAAATCAATCGAAAGTCTGGGCGGCCTTCTGGTCTACTGTATCAGAGCGCTATGGAGATGACGCGCTTGATTTGTCGCGTCGGTTCGGCGTTCGCATCCAAGGGCCTGCCAGCCCTGAAGCGCGGAAACGCAGTGATCTTGATCTGCAATTGAACCTTATCAGAAAAGGAAAGCAGCCTAAAAAGGGGGCTTCCCTTTTGCAGTTCCTGCAAGAAAAAGGCGGCTTGAGAGACGAGGGCGGGGAACTGTCTTCTATTGGCGCTCCTAAGTCTATCATTGCGGAAACAAGAGATGAAGCAAAGCGAGGGCAACAAAGTTTAGACGGCTTCCCAGCCGAAAGGCCTGGGGTTGATTGGGATGAGGCAGGACGTGACGCGGCGCTAGAGGGGTATTTACCCGAATTAGTCGGAGCTGCTCGCGGGAATATGGGCGGCGAAGAAATCGACTTCGCCGCTCCGTTGCTGGAAGCCATCGAAAAAGAAGTAAGTGGCGACCCTGTTTACTCTGTCAATGACCCTGCATTGAACAGCGATATAGCTGTCCTTGAAAGCAAGATAGAAGACAATGACCTTGATTTAAGCGTGCTGACTAATGACGAAGTAATAGAGGCTATTTCTAGAGGGCGTGATAAGGAGGCAGAACTTTTCCAGGCTGACCTTGCGAAAGCAAATCTTGCTGAGCTGGGGGCCTTTAAAACCAATAAGCCTGTCAAATTTAATTTTGTTCACAACACTGACTCGGCCACGGCACATTTCGGCATCCCAAACAAAGACAGCCCTTACGACCGTGGGTTCGAGCCTTCTGGGCGGTATGTAACGGCGGTCGAGAACATTCGTGAAGATCTGCCTGAAAACCTTGTGTCTGGCGAGTTGAACTTTGAAAACCCTCTTGTCGTTGACGCGCTGGATTGGAAAAGAAATTTATCGGCGGCGTTTGGTGGCGTTACGGGTAAAAAACTAAGCCAAGCGTTGATAGGCGCGGGGTACGATGGCGTCGTAACTATTGAAAAAGAAGGCACTGCTCACACTTCTGAGATCCTTGATTTAACCACCTTCGAGCCTGGCCGTGCTCTTTATCAATCAGCGCCAGCCATAAATAGCGAAGCTTTTAAAGCTTGGTTCGGCGACAGCAAAGTCGTTGATGAAAGTGGCAATCCACTGGTAGCTTATCACGGGACAAACGCTAACGTTTATTCCAGCGATTCATTTCAGGTGTTCAATACAACCGGCGAAAGGCAAGGCGCGTTTTTCAGTAGTGACAAGAGGGTCTCTGAAAGCTACGGGCAAGAAGTCATGGACGTTTACCTTAGTATCAAAGACCCCATGCTCGTTTATGCTGATGGCTCTGGGTGGGCGTCATTTGACGGCACGACAAGATTTGAGGGTGATCATGCCCCTGACAAAGAGGCAATTCACAAAGACGACATAGACTTGCTTAACAAGCTCTATGACGAACTTGTCCCGCTTTTTAGAGAGACAAGTTCGCCATCGGAATCGCCCAGCGACGGGACTCTTTCTTCTCTGGGTGTCGAACGCGCGGACGTTGACGATCTTGTCAAAGTTGCTCGCAAGCTGGGATATGACGGGCTTGTCGTCAAAGACGTTAAGGATGGGCCTGTCTCTGATAGTGAGCAGCACGTAGCCGATACATTCGTTGCTTTTAATGCCAATCAAATAAAATCCGTCGACAATCGTGGCACGTTCGATCCGGATGACCCGCGAATTCTCTATCAATCCGTCGGCAAGAAATTGTTTTTTCAGGACACAGGTAAAAAGCGCGGATCGATCCAATTGCCAAACGGCGGACTTGCTGAAGGTGAGACGGTGATAAACTTATTTGAGAAAGCGGACTTATCCACGTTCTTGCATGAGAGTGGGCACTTTTTTCTGGAAGCGTTTTCCACGTTGGCCAGTGAAGACAGTGCGCCGGCTGAAATGAAAGCTGACTTAGCTGTTATTAATAAGTATCTCGGAAGCGACGGGAAATTCGAAGTAGAGCACCATGAAAAATGGGCGAGGTCATTTGAGGCCTACTTGATGGAGGGCAAGGCACCAAGTTTGGAGCTGGCTTCTGCTTTCTCTAGGTTTAAATCTTGGCTCACTCGAATATACAAAACGGTTGCAGGCCTAGACGTAAAGGTAAGCGACGAAATACGGGAGGTCATGGATAGAATGCTGGCGACAGAAAGCCAGATTGCAGCGGCTCAATCTGATGCCGCTTATCGCCCGCTATTCGCTAAAGTTCCCCCACCGGGCATGGATGAAAAGTCGTTTAAGTCCTACCAACGGATTGTCAAAAGAACGGCTGAAGACGCAGAGCAAACGTTATTGGCTAAAACCATGGATGCCGTCCGCAGAGAAAAAGAATCTTGGTATAAGGCGGAAAAGGCCTCTGTTAGAGCTGAGATCGAGCCAATAGTTAGCAGCCGAAAAGAACACAGGCTTGTTGAGATCCTGGCTAATGGGCGATGGTTGAGCGATGATGATGCTGAGGTTCCGGGCATAAAGATAGACAAGGCCGAACTGGTCGAGATGTTTGGGGAAGGCGTGTTACCAGAACTTAGCCGGTCACGCCTTGGTGGTAAGGCGGCTATTTATGGTCCTGGTGGGGAAAGCCCTACCGTGGTGGCAGAGCTGTTTGGCTACCAAAGTGCTGGGCAAATGATCGAAGCCTTGCAGAACACAGGCAAGCGCAAGGATGTTATTGAGCAAGAAACAAATACTTTAATGATGGCGCGCTATGGTGATCCGCTTAATGATGGCACCATTGAGCAAGAAGCGTTAGCAGCAATCCACAGTAAAGAACAAAGTAGCGTTCTTGTTGCAGAGGCTAGATATTTTGCAGGCAAGGCAGGCATCCCAACACGTAACATTAGGGCCGGTTTTTATTCCGCACGGGCTAAAGAGGCTATTCAGAGCATGTCTGTTAAGCAGGCAAGTAAACCCTATCAGTTCTTGAAAGCAGAAAGAAAAGCAGCGGCTGAGGCAGAGAGGGCTTTTTCACGTATCGCCACTAGCAAAGTTCGCGATCCTGAAGGGCTTCTAAGGGAGGCATACGAGGCCAAAGAAAGGCAGATACTAAACCAGAATCTATATAGAGAGGCTTTGGCATTTGAAAAGGTCTTGAAAAAAGGCCGTGAAAAAATGATGGCCTACAACAAACCAAAAGTTCGCGAAGCACTTGCTGGCCAGTATATCCAGCAAATCGACGCGCTTCTCAGCGACTATGATTTTCGCATTCGTGCCGAGGGGCAAATAAAGAATGCGGAAGGTTTAAAAAGCTTTGTGGCTAGAATGGTGGAAGAAGGTAGAGAAAATGAACTGTCAGTCGATGAGCGATTTTTAAAGGAGGCACAAAAGAAGCATTACACCCGCTTGTCAGTCTCGGAGGTGGTGGGTTTTTTTGATACCGTTGCTAATATCGATCACATGGGCCGTAGAGCACAAAAATTGGTCGACGCAAAATCAAAGCGAGACTTTAACAAGGTCATCGGCGATGTTGTCGACTCCTTTGATAGTAATCTTGATAGGCCAAAGATATCGAGAACAGCGACTAAAGTCGATGGGGATAAGAATACTTTTCGCGAATACCTTAACTTGACGCTTAACGCTTCTACCCTGTTGAGAAAGATTGACGGTTTCAAAGACCTTGGGCCTGTCTGGTCGGCCATAAAGAAGCCAGTAGATGAGGCGCAAGCCAGGTTGCAGTTGCGCCGGAATAAAATGGCGAATGATTTCGATGAAATCTACAGTGTGTTTTCAGCGAAAGAGCAACGAGAGAATTCTAAACGCCGCTATGTTGAGGTCTTGGGCGACGATTTTTCCAAGTGGGACCTTATCTCAATTGCCCTTAACACTGGCAATAAAGACAATTACGAAAGATTGACAAACCGCAAGGCAAACGGGCGCTTCACTGAATCCCAGGTTTCTACCGTTCTTGAACAGGAGATGACCGCCAAAGATTGGCAAGTTGTCCAAAACATTTGGGACTATCTGGGCACCTATTGGCCCGAGATAGCAGAAAAGGAAAAGAGGCTAACGGGGGTTCCCCCGAAGAAGGTGGAAAGCCGCCTAATGATCGCGGGCGCGCCTGATTTCGTCAAGGGCGGGTACTACCCGATCAAGTACGATTCTAGACTTTCTAGTGTGAGCGATCGGCAGGGGCTGGAGGCCTCTTTGATGGGTGGCCGGTTTAGCAAGGCGCAAACTGAAAGCGGCCACACCAAAGAAAGAGCAGACAAGACGGACAAAGGGTTATTGCTAGATTTGTCAGTCGCTCACAACCATGTTTCGCAAGTGATTTATGACTTGGAACTTGGCGAGCCTGTTGCAAATGCCTCACGCCTTTTAACCTCTAAGAAGGTGGTAGATAAGTTCCGGGAATATAGCATGATGGCGGACCACGAGGCTTTACGCTTGTGGGTTCAAGATACAGCGGTCGGCGACTACGTTACCGCTCAAGGCTTCCAACGTTATACTAGGTGGTTGCGACAGGGCTTTGCCGTCAGTCGGTTAGCACTGAACGTTAGCACAGCACTAATTCAACCGTCAGGCCTTGCGCAGTCTATGGTCGTTGTGGGCAAGAAACCCATGGCTAAGGCTATGATCAATTACCTAGGAGACGCTAGAAGAATATCTAGGGAGGTAACGGAGTCATCTGCATTTATGGCAGAACGCCAAAAGACATTTGAAAGGGATATTTTTAACGTTGTTGGGGGCTTTGAGGATGGGCCGCTTACTGGCCGGTGGGCTAAGTTTCATCGCGATATTGTTATCCCAACTTCCTTTTACATGATGCAGAAAACGCAATACTACGCTGTGGACGTGCCCACGTGGCTCGGGGCTTATGATGTGGAAATAGGCCGAACAAATGACGAAGATAGAGCAAGGCTGTTTGCTGACGATGCAGTCAAAAGGGCACAGGGCAGCGGCATTCTATCCGATAGGGGTATGCTAGAGCGTGGCACGATGAGCGCCAACATTAGGCAAAGTGAACTCCCGCGCCTGTTTACTACGCTTGGCTCTTACATGTTCGCAAAGTTCAACGTGGCTTACGAGACAACAGGAAAGACAAACTTTAGAGATCCCGTCGAGGTGGTGAGCTGGGCGGCAGATATCGCGTTGCTTTTTTCCTTGGAGGCCGTTCTCTACTCTTTGGTTAAGGGGTTTGGCCCAGAAGAAGACGAGGAATTATCTGTATGGCTTGCTAAGGAAACAGGGTTTTCGGCTATGGCAACTTTGCCCGGTTTAAGAGAGGTAAGCAGCGCTCTACAGGGCTACGGAAGTGGCGGAATCTTTGGTGCTATTGTGGGCAAAACATTTGAGCGGCCTTTGAAAAAGGCAGTGAATGGGGACTGGAACAAATCAACTCTTAAGTCTTACGTCGATGCGGGGGGCATTTTGTTTCATTTGCCATCTTCCCAGACGAACCGCGTAATTGATGGGCTATTCGAAAAAGACCTAAGCTTTAAAAGCGATCCGTCCTTAATGGAGATGGTTGGCGTGGCTGTCGGCAAGAACAGTCTTATAGATTACTTTATGGAAGACATAAAATAGCAGGCTAGGCCGCTGCCCTTAATGGGGCCATTATGGTGATCGCTTTAGGTGCCGTCTCATATTCCATCAAAGAGGCCTTGAGGGAAGAGGCGGCGGCTGATTACGTCAGGTGATAAGCAGTAAATATCAATCAACAAGGCTCCTTTGGGGGCCTTTTTTTATAGGAAAAATTCATGGCAAGTTTTATCAAGGGCGGCGGCGGTAGTGGAGGGAGCGGGACAACCTCTAATCTTGGCGTTAATCCCACCGCTAACACCGTTGAGATAACCAATAGCGGCGGCGACAATGCAACTGTTCCAGCCGCAACTACAAGCGCCGCAGGGACACTAACAGCAGCTGACAAAACTAGACTTGATGGCTTAGGCAACGCTGATCTTTCTAGCTCAACAGGGGCGTCAAGCTTCACAATTCATTCCAGCACTGGAACGGATGCAGTTGTGCCGGCGGCCACGTCATCTTTAGCCGGAGCGTTTACGGCGACCGACAAGACAAAACTGGACGCCCTTGCATCCAGCAATGACTTGGGGGTAACAACGACTACGACAACCGTTGATGTCACTAGTACGGGAGGAACAGACGCTACGATTCCTCAGGCCACGGCGTCAACTGCTGGCGTTATAAGTAGTGCCGAAAAGGCAAAGCTCAATGAAGTGACGGTGGAAGGCGGTGTCGCGCTTGGGAATAATAGGTTTTTCCGAACGTTCGACAACTCAGCAAACGTTGATTACTCTTCAACATCGCATGTTATGATAGGGCTTGACGCTGACCAAACTATCCCGGTGGGGTCAAGCGACCCCCGCCACACTATTGTTTGGCGGATACCACACTCAGCTTCCAAGCGGCAAGGACATTGGGAAGCCTACCGAATGCTTGATGCGTCAACTGCGGTCTTGGCAGCGAATGGCCTTCAAGCTACGCAACAAAGCGGCGGTGGCTCACTCTCCATAGGGGAGAACGGCGTCAGGAGTTTCTTCCAGTTCGTTTCAGGGACAGCGGGAGATGGGGACGGTTACTTATTGGAAGCGCCTAACATGCGCGCCTCAATTGGGTCGTTCGAGGTTTTCGGCATACAGTTGGAAACATTGCAGTCGACTAATATACTCGTAGAGGCTGGGGTTTGGGATGGAACGCACGACAATAAGATAGCGTTCTATTGGGATATCGGGGCCTCTGGTGCAAACTTTACGCTACGGACCGTTTCAGGCGGCACAGCCACGAGTGTGGCAACGTCGCAGGGGTCCGGTTCTACCGCACGTTGGCACGTTAGAATTCACGCTATCGACAGCTCAAACATTGAGCTAATCACTAGTAATTCAAGTGTTTTAGCGGGTGAGTACGTCGCTCAGGCAACGTCAAGCACAAACATCCCAACAGCCGACCTTTACCCCTACATCCGGTTCACCAACCGAATATCCGCTGTGTCTCGGACACTGCGTGTTGATCAGTTTTACAAACTAAGTGCGAGATAACAAATGTCATATATCCAGTATCAAGGCCAAAACCACCTAAGCTATGTAAAAATCCCAGACGGATTTAAGCCAAAAGAACAGAAGGATTTCATGGCGGCGAACGTCCCCAAAAGAACAGTTTTCGGGATAGACGAAGAGACTGGCATGGAAACGCGGGATATGATCGTCATGCCTGGAATAAAGTCCGCTATCGTCGCGTCAGGCGCTGTCCCACAAGAGTATCGAATCCTGGAAGATCGAGACTAAAAGAAAAGGCGCAGCTTTCGCCACGCCCTCCCAACACACAACCTTTATGGACCAAAAGAGCAGCGCTTTGTAGCTGCCAATTCTTGTAGGAAATGGGCATGACAGAGCGCGAAATAGGAAGACTTCAAGAAGCTTCGGAAAGAAACACATCTGACTTAACCAGCTTAAAAGACTGGAAGCCAGATGTTGAGCAAACATTGCGGGATCATGAAGGACAATTGTCCGATCTAGATGACCGCGCTTCATCAACAGAGACCAAAGTCGAGGCGCTTGACGCCAACTTCATCGATCTCGGTTTATTTCTGAAAGTGCTAAAATGGCTAAAATCAAAAGCAGCTTACTTCCTGATCGCGGCGATAGCAGCGCTTTTCGGGGCGCTCACCGGAGAAGTACCCGAATGGGTAACGCGGTTGCTAAAAGCCATGGGGTAGTAACTGGCGGCCTGTCGTACACGGTGCTGATGGTCTTGGCAGGTGTGTTGGCCTTTTTCTTCCTGCGCCCGTACTTTCTCCCCGCAAGTGCGTATTTCACAGTTCCTAGAATTGATGTTCAGAACTTTGGACAAGACGAAGACTGGTCAACGGTGCGCGTCAGTTATCCTCGAACAGTCCACAAAACTGTAAGCGGGGATTGGACTGTTGAGATGGTGAGCGTAGGTTCTGGCGTCTCTGTTTGTCAAGGAAACGGCAGTCATAAGTACATTCAGAAATCCAACGTGAGGGACAACCTTCTTAATCTCGAATGGTATTTGGGCAACGCTTGCGAAGTCTCGCCAGGAGAATATCAGCTTTTCACAAGATGGGATTTTCACCCCCATAGGTTCGTAACGAAGCGCGTCGAGCAAACTTCCAACATTTTTAGGGTCACACCCCAAGACAACTAGGAGGCCGCCCTTGCGGCGGTTTAGATTATGCTATTACCAAAAGGACTAGGGGCAGACAGCCCTAAAATCTATATCACTGGCGAGAGAGTCGTAAACGGCAAAAGGCTACCCCTCACTCTCGCTTTTAATAATCCCGGGGGGATTAAACTCGGGGCCGACTGGCGGGGCCTTGTCAAGTCTCCCGACAATAAGCACTGTGCGTTTTCAACTGCCGTCTTTGGTTTTAGAGCGCTCGCAATGGTGTTGCGCAATTACCAGAGACGACACGGTATTCGAACATTGCTAGGGGTCTTTGAGCGTTGGGCTCCAAGCAACAGTGGCGAAGGCAATCACCCCCGAGATTACGCCGAGAGAGTCTCAGACCGAACCGGCCTTAGCGTCAACGAGGATTTAAACCTGAGCGACCCTGCTATTCTAGCAAAGATGGCAGCGGCTATGTGCGAAGTAGAATCGGGCAAGAAAAACCCGTTCTACCGAGGCGATATCGAAGCAGGCGTTGCGGCAGCGTTGGGTAAAATTGAAGTTGAAGTGTCTGGGGAGCACGTCGAGTTCAGCGTTCCGCCTGATCCAAAGCCGCTCTATAAATCGAGAACACTGACGGGAACGGGCATAGCTGGGGTTTTCGTCGCAGCAAAAGAATACATTCCGCCAGAGAAGGCGCAAGAATACGCTGCATTCGTGCCTCAGGGCTGGTGGCCTTACATAATCGCCGGCGGCATCGTTACCGGCCTGGGTCTGATTGTCTATGCTCGCTTAGACGACTGGCGGAAGCAAAGTAAATGATTGGCCGTATCGCCGTCTACAGTGCGTTGTCAGCATTGGCGGGCTTTGCTCTGGCTGTTGTAGTAATCGACGGACAGAACGCTAAATTGGCGGCTACGTCTCCGCCGTGCTCATTGCAAGTTCAGGAGTAGGCCTATGATCTGGCTATCGACAGCGGTTAATTTCGTGATGAACAACAAGATCGCTCAGGCAATCGGAGGCATCGCTTTGCTCTTGCTGGGGGCTAAAGTCTGGAAAGCAAAGCTAAAGCGGGAAGGTGCCGCCGAACAAAAAGCCAAACAGCACCAAGCCCAAACTAAAGCCGACGCGGAAACAAGGAAACGGATAGATGAAACCCCAAGCAATAACGGTGATCGTGATGTTGCTCTTAACCGGTTGCGGAGCAGAGCAGACCGTAATAAGCCAAAGGGCGGCGTGTGACGGCCTAAGCAAGTCCATTGCGAACCTGAATCAGACCGTCCTTAATCACGCGGAAGAGACACACGACGACCTAATCGTATCTATCGACACGCTGATAGCGGAGTACGACGCGGCATGCGCCGTAACTCCGAAACCTAAGCCAGACTCTTGGTTCAATTGAGTGCGTCCAGTCTCTCGGCTATAATAGTCAAACCTAATAGCATCAACCTCTTTGACAGGTCTAGCGCCTGTTCCGGAGAAAGATGAACGTAGACCGTGCCGACGTTTTTGTCTTCGTCAGCCCATAAGGATATCTCTCCATCCTCGCCCCTGTGAAAGCCCCAGCGAGCTTCCTTATCGGTCAAATGATCAAAGTGGTAGCCCTGACTTTTCCCGGGTTTTGAATTCCACCATTCGGCCCACTCAAAGCTCACTACGCTTTTGCTTTCTTCTCCTAAGTCTAGGCCGACATGAGCTGTTGTTGTCTGTAGCTGTTCAGTCATACAGGCACACCATTAACCGCTAGCTCTACATCGTCGTGCGTAATAAGCCTGTCACTCTCCTTGTCGAGCAGGCTTATTACAAAATCTTTAGCATGGTCCACGGCGTTTCTTTCGTCGCCGAATAGGTATGCGGCTTGGAACTCAAATTCTCCTAATGTGACGGCTCCACGCCATCCACTGTTGGTTTCCCCTTTGCTGTATGCGCTGCTAACTACGGCACCGATGCCGTCGAGAACATAGTGACCATCTGCGGCATCGGGCAGCTTCGTCCAGTTTCTTTTAGCCATCTTATGGCTCCTTGTTGTTATGGGGTTAGATCCGTGAATAAGGTGAGTTGTGGCACTGGTAAGATTCACGTTTGTTTTTTGTCGCAGCGCTTTTACTTGCGGCCACTCTTTCACATGTCGCTATGTCTTGATAAGGCTGTAGCATTTCAAGATGAAGGTCGCCGAAAACTCCGCGGTAGTGAGAGAAAAGGTAGACCTCTTGGGAGTGGCTGAAACGGTGGCTAAGCTCCCAACCTTGCATCAGGTCTTTGTAGGCCGTGAAATCGCCCTCCAGGTCTTCCATTGCCTGGAGGTAAGTAGACCTAGCCGCAACAAGACTTTGTGCCTCCTTGCCCTTTAAGTGCTCTCTGATGGCGGGTTCTATGTGGTCTCGCACTAGGGCCTCAATCGTCTTGAATTTGTGGTGGACCAGGTGCGCCTGTTTCACATCTACCGAAAAGCGAAGGTTTGCATGGATATGAGCGTCACCCTCTGCTGTTTTCACCAAGAACTTGTAAGGCCCAAGCCGATAGCCCCACATCGAAAAGTCGAGATGCGCCACTTTTTGAGTGAATGGATTTGTCAAAACAGACTTCCCCGCTCTAAGCGGTTCGCCGTTCTCGTACACCACGACAGCCCCGCTAAGGTTTTTCTCATAGCTGAAAGCCAGGAAAACAAATGCCGAAATGGCCAAGGCGGCAATAGCAAAACCCGCCGTGTGTAGTTTCTTCATTCCATTCTTCTTTCTGTTGCTTTGGGGTTAGCTCGAGTTCGTTATCTTATAAAAACGATGCCGATCTCGCCTGCCGCTGTTGTGGTTTCCCACGTTGCGTTTTGAACAAGATCGCCAACGGTAACACCGAGACCGCCGGAAGCGGAATCAAACGACACAGTGTCACCGGGCAGAGCGCCGTCCAGGCACATAACCCAAAGCGCGCCTTTCACCAGAACGGGTAGCTCCTGGCCTGCCGCGTAGTGGTCGCCTTGCAGGAACTTCGTGTCAAAGACGGTAACCCCAAAGAAGTCCTGGCCTCCACACGTCGGGACGTGAACGCCGTCATCCTCAGCTCCGCGAACGACAGCCAGCCCGATACCAACGGGATCTTCTTCGGCTGTCCTCAGAATTACAGTCGCAGGTATGTCTTTAACAACCTCACCCACTTCTGGCCGAGGTTGCAATCGTGCGTATCGTTGTTTCATTTCATAATCCTTTCAATTAACGGTTTGCTCGCGTGATCTTCCGCGCCCGTCTCTGTGACGTTCGCTTGCTCTTCCGGAATCGCCTGGACCAAATAGCTTTTAACTCAGCCCAGAAGCTCCAGCTTCGTTTGGTCGGTCGTGGATGGTTCACGCGACCGACTCCCTTGAATTCATTCACCCGCAACAAGTCTCCTTCGGGGGTCCCCGAGGCGGGAAAAAGCTTGGTCTTTACGGCGTTTGAAATAGTCCCGGGGTTGTTTCTGTCCATTTCATTCTTCTTTCTGTTAGGTTACAATCGATTTTTCTTTTTCAGCACGATCTCGTGTTCTGAAAGGATTTTACGAGAGATGATCGTGGACACATCGTTTCTGCGAACCTCATCCGAAACAGCGTCCTTCGTTTGGCGTCTGATCAAGTCTTTGAAGTCACAGGTTTCCATGTGGCGCTTAACTTGATTGCGAACCGCCTCTTTCGTCCATCTCTCAATATCTGCCTTTGTTAGACCAAGTTCGTTGACCATGAAGTTTCGGAAAAGTTTGTATCTGGAGTCTCCATCCATGTTGTGAGTCCTTTCGAGTTTGACAAATCCGCCTCTTGAATCCTGCGGGAATCGCAGGGTTTGACGAATTCGATACGGTTAAGTTGTTGATTCCGACCGGTGCAATTCGGTCTTAAAATCCGTTTCGCGCTCTTGGGCTGTTGGGATTTCAGCAAGCGCGTAAGCACAATGCGCCATGCGACCGATTTGCCGGTTTTGTTCAGTTGAACAAAAAACAGCATCGAATCCTTGATTTTAAGGCCGTATTGTTGTTTTAAGCGCCCACTCACTTTAAAAGTTTCGTTAACTTTCATTAACTTATGGGATTTTCCGGCTAGTCGTCTAAACTGGGGGTGAAGGGGTCGTAGGTTCAAATCCTGCCGTTCCGACCATTTTACTGAATAAAAACAATAGGTTATGTTTTTGGCCGGTTTTGGCGATTTGTTCAGTTGAACAAAACAAGCGCTCACCAGTCGAAACCAGACCCTAAAGTCTCCATTTCGTCGCGCAAGTAATCGGGGTTGAATTTCCGATAAACGCGCTTCACCGTGTCGGGATCTAAGTCCGTAATGTCCGCTATCTGGTCTGACGTTAGCCGGTCCATTGCTAGCCAACTGGCGACCGAGTGGCGCAAGACGTGAGGCGTGAACCAACTTGGGAGATTCGCTTTCTCTCTCTGGCGAGCAAACGATTTCTTGATCGAGCGAATTCTCTTCCCACGAAACGCTATCACATGCTTGCACGTCCTGTCTTCGTAGGCCGTAAGTAACACTCTCTTCATGATAGAATTCATCCGACAGATGCCACGGCGCTTGGTTGTCACTTGCTCCCCTGGGACTTTGAAATCTATTTGATTGATCTCGAATAGAACGCGCTCCCAGGTTAGATCTAGAATTGCGCCGGATCGTCGGCCTGTTAGAGACGCCAGCTGCACGAATAGCCGTAGGTGCGGCGAAGTCTCTGGGTGGGATATCAACAGCGCTACTTGTTCTTTCGTTGCGTAATGTTCTCTCGGTGGCGGAGCCTTGGGCCTTTTCGCTATAGTGCCTTCTGAGATTATCTTGTCTTCTATCGCCAGTCGGATGGCGGCGTTGAGCGTTGCTAGCTCTCTCCGTGCTGCTGGTAGGTGTGGACGCCTCTTGTCTATGAACGCGGCGTAATCGGCCTTTGTGAGCCGTGAGGCGTCCATGTGGCCTAGATGGGCCTTGAGCACGTTCATATTGTAAACCATAGCCTCTGGCGCTTCCAACGAGGACGCGACGGCTTGATAGCGGTAGTCCAGTATCGAGGCTACGGTTGTGTCTGCTGGCTGTCTTAGTTTCGCATTCCATTCCTGCAAGACCCTCTCTGCTAGTTCACGGTCGGTTGTCTGGGTGGAACGTCGGGTAAGTCTCTGGCTCTTGGGGTCGTAATAGTAGATTGCCCATTTTTTTCTATACCAGACAAGTTTACCCTCTGGGGCTGCTTCCATAGCAAATATGCCTCCCGCGCTATGCGCCATTCATGACCGATCTTGACAGCTTCGATATACCCTTTGGCGAGCAAGTTTCTTTTTACAGAGCCTACTTCCAATTCCATATGGTCGGCAATGTCTTTGGCCGTTAGCCAATCTTTGTCGGGCAGGGGCTTATAGGTCATAGGGCCTCTTCAAGATTCATCAGGCGCGGAGGGATGAACGAAACAGTTACTTGACTGGACATCACCCTTCGCCTTCTTGCGCGTCGGATAGGTAGCTCTTTGCAATTGTCAGCGCGTCTTTGCTGTGTTCAAACAGGTGGTCAATCAGTAGACGGCTGGTCATCTCCCGTAAGAAAAGATCGTGCTTAGACGGAACATTCGCAGGCGTGCCGCTTCCGTCGTGTTTGTCCTTTATGTGGTTCAAGCAGCCTTGGTGATTGCTGAACAGGGCGAGGCAATGCGTGCAATAAATTTGTTTCACTCTTCTTTCCCCTTTGGTTTCTTGCGCAACACATGAATTTTCTTCAGTTCTTCTAGGCTTCGGTTGGGATACAACTTAATCACAAGCCATTCTCCATAAGGTATTCATATTTCTGGTAAACGGCTGAATATGAGCGACCCAGCTCACCCGCAATTGCTGGCCAGGAAACGCCCTCACGTCTCAGTCTAAGCAGGCGCTTCTTGTCTCCCTCTTCCCATTGGATGACTTTGCGGGAAGGTTTGCGTGGGGGTAGACCTAGGCGCCGAGCCTTACCGATAACCGCGTCTTTAGGCTTGCCTGCCATATCGCCGATTGCTTCGGCTGTTGTCCCGATTGCCCATTCTTCACAGAGAATGGCGGTTTGCCTTGTGGTCCATGTTGTATGCGCTGGCATTATTCTTCCTCCTGCATTCTTCGGAGGACGTTTTTGGGCTGCTCTTGAATAACAACCAAGTCATTTATGACAGCAGCGGAATTCGTGTTTGGCTCGCTGGCGTCGTTGATAACAATTTGGTCTTGTTTGGGGTCGATGCTCATTTCCATAAGTCCTCTACGTTGATTGCCGAGCCTTCCCATTGAACAAGTTGGGGGTGGTTGTCGTTCGCTGTGACAATGGTTTTTATCAGGTCCATGGTCTCGCCACGTTCAGCGGCGTAGGCATCCCACTCTTTGGCGACTTCATTGCCGCAATGAGCACAGAACGGCTCAACAGGGTGTAGGGTGTGAATTGTTG